GTCTCTCAAAATCTGGTCAGCGCGGAGTTTACGATCGGCCTTGATGACAACGTTTTCATCATCGCTGTTCAAATCAAGAGCTGCCTGGATTCTCTGCTCTTCTGTCAATAAAGGAACTTCAGGTATCGCGATAGGGAGTGTAGGCCTCTTATTAAATGTTGTCTTCTGGTTCTTTAAACGACTAAAGGCCCGGGTCGCCTGCGTGTGTGCTTTCTTCTGTTCTTGAGCCAATTCCACCCAACTGCGGGCTACAAGATGAGTCGGGTTCCCGATAGGATTACCATGCTCGTCGTCGACCTGGTATTCTTGGACAAGCCTTGTGATGTTCCCGGCCTGGTCTCGATAAATCGTGATTCCGGCGGCTTGCAAAGCCTCGACTTCGACTTTAGCGGCCTCTTCGGCCTGTACCGCGGCGACTCGATCTGCTTCAGCGTTTGCGGCGGCCGCTGCATCAGGAATCTCTTCTGCTACTGGATTGGGTTCTGCAAATGCTTCTTCGATTTCACCTGCTTCCAGTGACCCTGAATTGCCTGTAATCTCAGCTATAATGCCCCGACCTTCCGGAGTCAAAAGATAGGCGTTAATCTCAGCCAACTTGGCTGGGTCCCTGACAATCTTATGCAGTTCTTCCTTCGACATAGATGCCAGCATTTCTCTAGTAATTGGTGCGGGTGTTGTACTCATTCTATTTTCCTTTATTGGATTGTCTTGCTGATATTATTTCTCTACGGCTTCTTTTTCAGTCTGTTCTTGTGCTAACTCTACTGCTCCGTACTGGATGTGATAATTGATGGAATCTCGGACCAACCGAGTAAATGTATTCACGGCATGCGAATACTGATGTCTAGCCTCGAGGATCTGTTTATAGTTGGCATCCTCAGGACTAAGATTTATGGTATTCGCTACCGCCCGGTTGCATCCTGATTCGATTAACTTGACTACGACTTCGAATCCAGGCAAACCGGCAACCTGAGCCAGCGCTATTTTCTCCCCTAAAGTAAGTTCATTCATCAAGAGGGGTTTTTCTTTTTCAGCCATTGTAACTCCTATTCTTTACAGATTTGTTTCTGACGCAAAACCTACCGGACTATTACCCGGTTCCCCTGTTGCTTCCATATCCAGTGAATGCTGAGTAGTCTGGCGCAATACTTCAGCGCCGGCCTTACCCAACTGCTTCTGGTCCTCAAGGATTTGCTGTTGCTGGAACTGCTTGTTCTGCATCTGCTGTTGAGACTGCAACTGGTTCTGTTGCATAGCAGCCGGAGAGTTAGCGTCGTGCTTCTGCTTCTCTTGCGGAGTCATAGGACGCAAGAAGCCTTGGCTGAACTTCCAACCAGCGGCGTCCGTGAATGCCTTGAAGATTGCAATACCGTCGAACATGTATCCGCCGTCCGTGACGTTAGCCACGAATGTCGGGTTGTTCAACAACTGGATAATAATCGGCAAAGCCTGGGCCATTTCTTTCTTGGCGCCGAGATGCGAGCCGGCCAAAACTTCGTATTCAAATTTTGCTTTTCTGAAATCGATGTGATCGACTTTAGAAGCCAAGTCTTCGGCGCCTAAAGCCTCGCCTAGGATATCGCGAAGAACAGACGCAGGAAGCAAATCGTTGTTCATGTCGTCCATCTGATATAGCCAGGGAACGAATATCTGCCTGATGAAACGACTGTCCGGACCGTCTAGACGGCTAGCGTTGGCCTGAATAACGGCCGCAGCACCGGTTCCGGAACGCATCCCGGTTGTCCTAACTCCAGCGGATCCGACGCCCTGGACAGTCTGCTCGTTAGCGCCGCTTGACGCGGTTGCCGATGTCTGGGCCTGCTGAATTGCAGCCCAGGCGCCTGGAGGAATCGGTGGCATTTCAAGGAACTTGAACGCCTTGTCGACGTCTTCGTCTACCTCGATAATACCGCCTTGCTTCCAACGAGTATTCTGTGTAGGAGCATTGAAACCACTTTTCCTAACAGCGGTAGGCTGCAGACCATAAGCGAGAAGGTCCAAAGCCAAGTTCGTGACACCCTGCTCGACGAGTTGCTCACTGCCGATTAGGACTCCCAGCCCCTGACCATAGAAACTGTCAGGAATGTTACGCCAGTTCGCGGAGAAGAAAGGAATCTTGCCGTACGGGTTGGCTTCATTACGAATCAAAACGTTGTGACCATTGAAAGACAAGACCACGATGACACGGTCCTTATCCCAACGCTCCAGAATCTCCATCGGAGCCTTAAACGGATCCGCGGATGTCTGCCTGTTTGCCGGAACTGCGTGCTGTAAGTACCCGAGCATGCCTTCCGGAATCGTCAAAGAAATGTTCTCTGCACCAGAAGTAAGTCCGTTCAAGAAAATATAACGCAGAACTTCTTCGCTCGGGATGACGTATCCTTCTACGCCACGAAGAGTTTCAAGATCAGCATAAGTCGCGTAATCACGATAAACAACCCAGCCAGCACGTTGGATATCACCGTACCGACAGTTCGGATCAACGAGAACTTTCCTGATGTCACAGTATTTAATCCACGGACGAGAAATCAGATGATCTTCGTACTTAATAATCAACTCGTCTGAATCCGGCGTATCAACCAGTTGCGGCGGCCCGCCTTGAGGATTCGGAATAGCCTGTCGTTCTGCCTTTCGACTGTATCGCTTATCTTTTTTGTTGTATTCTAGATATCCCCACTTCATAATACAAGTTCCGAACAAGGCCATCTGATCCAGGGCCCGCTCGGCTTCTTCTTCAAACTTCATGTCCCACAATTGGGCACTGAAGAGAGCAGTCTTGGCGCGGACGAGTTCCGCGGTTGTGTTCGGGCGTGGACGAAGCAAGAATGGGGGATCTTCATAGAAGATTCCGCCCATAAGTTTAGGAACGATAGAAGAAATGTGGTTGCTAAGAATGAACTTCGGGACATTGGCCTGGGCTACGTTACTGCCGTCAAAAGCAGACGCTGCAGCCGGAGACTGATACAGCGTATCAGCTAGAGTCCAACCTGATGCCCACTGATTAATGTTGATGTAATTATCAGCAGTCTGGGTGTCATCGAGAACGAGCTTAAGAGCCGCTTCGTCCGCGAAGGACATCGTATTCGTTTCAGGGTCTACGTGGCTGTTATCTTTAGTTATTTCCGCAGCAGGTAGTAAATATAAATCGTTTGCCTGTACAGAAAGATCTTCAGCCATTATATTCCTTTATTGTTTCTTAGTCGGCCAAACAGGACGCCAGCCGCCTTGATCAACGCCATTATCAGACGGCTGAATAAAAAGAGATTGTGTCGGCGGTTTGCCAAATATACGATCGTACTGTTGTTTTATCTGAGCTTTTACTTTCTCTTCTTCAAAGTAGGCTTTAGCCGCTGCGGCCTCTTTGACAGTCATGGACGACAGCGGAAAAAACGTTATCGGGAAATAACTCATCGCGTCCGGGATATCGTCGTGACGACCTCTATTTTTAGGATCACCCGTGTATCTCGTAAGCTGATCAAAGGTCTGTTGAACCCAATGACCGGAAACAAACCACAACCGGTCTTCTTTCAGAAGAATTTCAAGACCTTTAATTCTGGTTTTCTTTGCGTGAATCTCGGTCGAAGGCGGTCTCCAGAAAATATCTAACGTGACTCCAAACCTCGGAGCCAAATCGTGAAGATAAATCGCCAATCCCTCGGCACCCATTGACTTCTCAATCATAGTCTTCTTGGGATTCCACTTTTTATTAAGACTTATGATTTGTACCGCCAACTCGCTTTGGGTCCATTTATCGCAGGCGACTTCTAGAATAACTAAGCCGTACCTGCCGTCCGGACACACGTAGACTCTCGCGACTACGCCGGCTGAATAATCAGACCGACTGGTAGCCGTCGGGGCCCAGTCCCAGCATATAAAGACATCGCCGTTTTGAGGAGCGGCTTCTTTTTGATAAAGATGCCTTTGAAGAACTTGCTCGTCGAAAGAGACCTTATATCCGCTATCCTGGTCTGAACCTAACGGTTCATTCAGGCGCTGACAACGAAACAGATTTTCGTTATCAAGAAGTTCGGCTCGAAGTTCTCGGAAAGATACCTTTTCAGGAAAGGTCAAATCAACCATATCCTCGGTAAGGTCTCTCAGCGACTTATCGATATGCTCAGGCTTTACAACCCAGGCGGCACGAATCGAAAACTTCATTGCAGAATCTTTAGAATCAGCGGCGGCTTTTAACTTCAAACCATACCAATCTGGATTCGGAGGACCGAAATACCGAGTCCCAATCGTATCCGTGAAGCCCCATTGGTCCACGATATAACTAGACCCGCTATACTTTTTATTAAGTTCATCTCGAACGTCATCGGTGTTCGCATTCTTATCCGTGATGACGTCGTCGCCTTTCTTGATATCGCAATGCCATCCGGAAAGGTTACCACCGACCGGCCTGACCCAAAAAGTAGGCTCAACCTGAGGGTGCTTACGGCACGGAACCGTGAACGGTGTTCCGGTAGTACTGTCTCTGCCCGTCAAAACATATTCCGGAAACAGTAAATGAAAATCCGTCGGGGTTTCACCTTTAGGCAAGCAGAGATATTTCTTAATCGACACCATCATCGCTTTCGCGAGAGAATGTTCTCCGGTTATCAGCAAAATTCGGATATCCGGGACATTAATCATCCATTGGACGCAGTCGACACGATTAATCGTAGACTTATAAAATCCGCGAGGGTCGAGAATCAACGCTTCTCGGGTCGGATTTCCATTATCATCAAAACGTTGCTGCCGCTTGATTGCTTCATGGACATCGTTAAGCTTATAGCCTTGCGAAAATGCACCGTCAAAATTCTTGCTGACAAATATATCGCAAATAGGCTGATGAACTCGGGATAAAAAATCATGTCCCAGAACCGCAGTGCCAAACCAAAATAAATCCTTACGGGCCTTGTCTCGAAAGTCAAGCCATTCCTGAAACGTGATAACCCGGCCAAAGATCTCTGTCTCGGAAGGATTAATCTGTTTCGGCTTTTTTACCTTTCTCTTTTTCTTACCGGACTCTTCTTCCGGCTCTTCTTCATCAACGACTTTATATGGCTCGCCGTAATAAATCTTGACTAAATCTTCATACGATAAGGCTTCAGCGAGGTATCTCTTTCCGTGTTCTTCAATATCCTTACCAGCCGCTGATGCAAATAAATCCTTTCTTTCTTGTAATTTTCGATTATACTCTTTATTGTATATTTTCTTCTGTTCCGGGGTTAACGGCATTGGGACTCCTTGAAACTATTGTTCTAGCGCTTTTCTAGCCTTGGCTACCATTACGCCTTTGGCTTTTAACTCCTCACCGAGACCGCTGGCCGGTTTAGATTGAGCCAGTGAATACGGAGCATTCGAGTACTCGTGTTTTGCTTCTACAGCCGGCAATGCAGTCTTGACTGACTTATCTAGAGCGTCTGCTCTACTTAGTTCAGACTTAGCGCCTGCCAGAATATCAGATACAGATTTACCTGCAGCCATTGTTTCCCTCGTTATAATCCTTAATTACAAAAGCCGCCCAGATAGCCAAACATGGAATCATGATAGCATCACCTAACCAAGCAAGAACGTCTCCAGGACTGGCAATGCCATCGCCTAATTGAATCCAATCACAAAAGAACTTCAAATGAGTCGCTGAAGTCATTACTGTATGCCGGATGTCAAAATCAACTAGAGTTGCAACGTTTGCAGGAAGTTGGACAGGCATCTGGCCGTGGTTAAGGGCCATAACACCCATATTAAAAAAACCGCCAAGATAATATAAAAAGGTAGGGCCAAGTAAAAAGTACCAGTAGGGTATCTTAAGCTTCATCCGGGTTCTCTTCCTCGTGCGTCCCTGACAGCGCATATAGCACGAGAAGCATAGTCTGTGATTACAGGCCGCTGTTCTATGTCAATGCTTGTGAAACAAAGACCAGAAAAAATTAATTAATCGTTCCCAAAATGACCGCGGTCGGGGGAAACGGTTTTACAGTCGCGATTATTTCATTCGAGTGGACACTTTCCGCGCCGTTCTCGACTGACGTAACCACGAAACTGTATACCCCTGGTGCTGGGACTGTCGCCGTGTATGTATTTCCAGTAATCAAAGTTGCGCCATTTACAGCCGTCGCAGACTCGTTTCCCGGCGCCGTTCCTTCATAAACGTTATAGCCCGAAACTGCATCGGCGCTAGCCGTCCAGTTAATTTGTACTGTGTGGGTTGCCATAAAACTCCTAGTTGATTGGTCCTAAATTTATATTCGGGGCATCGGGAAGAACTTTAACCTGGACTGAATTAGATGGTACGCTTTCTACTGACTTTGAGTCTGTAAAAGTTATGACATAACAATAACTGCCCGGAATAGCCGTCGTATCTGTGTAGGTGTTATTCGTAAACAAAACAGAATTAATTGGCGTGAACGCGGATAAACTTATAGTTGCCGGACATTGACCAGACAGTCTATAAACCCTATATCCTCGACCTGTGCCTGTATCGCTTATCGATTTTGTAAACGTCAAAGTTACTGAGTGCGCCGAAGCAGGAACCGGAATCATAAACGCAATTCCAATAACCAGACACTTAAACCAATTAAGTTTTGTCATCCGAACCGCCGGATCTATCTTTTCCCCAAGCCGTTGTAGCCCGATTGACAAGATAATGAACCGTTGCGAACCCACCTAACGCACTGCCTTCGGCCGCGCTTGGAAACGAGTGAGTTTTTATCGCAACATAAATCAAAACAAAAATTGCGGCCAAAGAGTGCGGAACCGTCAGTAACCGAGATGAGCTTGGATTCCCATTGTCAGAAAATGCGGCCTTAACAAAGTCTTTCATATTAGTGTTTGAACTTACTCATCGTGTGAGCAAAATTCGCCATATGACGTACGTGCTCATTATCGGAATTACGGGCTTCCGCAACTTTTGCGGCAGGAATTTTTTCTCCGGCCGGGACGCCAAGCGCCTTATGCAAGCCTCCCTTACGAAGATGATGAAGTGCCCGATAAAGTGAAACATTATGCTTCGCCATTACGCCACCGCCGGACCTGCTGGTCCGCCAGGCATTGCCGCCGGAGCAGTAGGTGCTGCTGCAGGCATTGCGGCAGGGGCCGCTGCTGGCCCGGCCTGGGCCTGGGCTTCGCCTGGATTTGGAGCACTGGTGTGATCCATCATGGAATCCATCATTGAATCGTGGTCAGCAACGGCATGCTTCACATTCTTATGTTCCCCATCTTCGTGGTGATGCGTAACAGTGTGGCTTCCATCTCCGTGGTGTTCCACTGTTGAATGAGAAAACTTGTGGTGTTTCTTTGCCATAAAACTCTCCTATTTCAACAAACTGAAAATCCGTATTCTATTTCAGGAAATCTTTTTTGGTATTCTCTAATTAAATCTTCATCCGAAAAATTCTCGATTGCTCTTTGCTGCCTTTTATTTACTCGCTGTTCAAAATGAGAAGCCCAACGACAATTTTCAGGGCTATAGTTCCCATTATGGTTAATCCTATCCAAAGTCGTTCCTTTCGGACGCTCGCCCATATCCGCCAAGAAA